TATCCCAACTGTATGTGAATCCATGCTTACGGATTAACTCCTTGCACTGCGCAACAATATCTTCAAGTGGGGCATAGTTACTGTTCGTTCCGCCATTTTTCTTCAGTTTCTTGACTGTTGGTATTTCTGACTGAAGTGCCGACATTGATTTAATATACTCCGACTTTGCTTGATTCGCTTGGAAGCGTTCCTGTAGAGACATTAGTTTCTCAAGCACTTCGACGTTCGCACCGCTTGCGATGGCTGTCATAATCATTGCTTGCGGTGAACTCGGGTCTACCTGCAAAGCTGTTTGTTCTGGTGTTACCACCAATTCTTGTTTTTCCATATATTTACTCCTCAATTGTTAAGAGCGTATCGATTGCGTCTTGCAACGACTCGCCGATTGTTACTGGTAATACCCCTTCATCCGAAAGTGCGTACTCTCGCATGACTTCCTGACCGTTCATGAAGATGGTGATGTGGACTGTTTTTATCATATCTACCTAACCGATTATAAACGCCGCTGAGGCTCCGATAAACATTGAACCTAGAATGAGCCACGTAAAGACTTCTAACGCCTCTAGGAAGGAAATAGGGGTATCTACGGGCACGTCTACATGGGTACTCCACATGTAATCTACTGGATTGTTGTTTTTCATAACTAATCTTGATTATCGAAATCTGGTTCCTCTTTCATTGGTACATGTTCACGCTCTCCCGTAGCGTACTCTGTGAATATTGAATCTGGCATACTATTTCTTATAATTATCCATTAAAAATTGCACTACTGCTTCCATACTCGGTAGTCGTTCTTTTGCTTTAAGAATTTGTAACTCTTGTAGCAACAGAACTGACTGGAACCGAATGCGTCCTTCTTTGTTTTTTATCTGCATAGTCATATCGTAGCACATGTAGCACATGTACACAACATAGACAATAGATATTCTTGTGGTGTAACTATATACGTCTATCAACACCTGAAAGTTCAACAACGTCACACATCCCTGCAATCCTCGAAGTGATTCGCTCCCCGAACTTCTCCGACAATTCGTCGAGGGATAGATTCGAGGTGAAGATGGTTGGGAGCATTTCGTTATAGCGATGGTTGAGCAATAGATAAAATTCAGAGATGACCCACTCGCTTAATTTCTCAGCACCGATGTCGTCGATGAAAAGAAGTTTTCTGCTTTGCATTAAATTTTCCATAGGGTACGTTTTTTCTTTTCTGTCGAAGTCTCGTTTCATTTCAGCAAAGAATTCTGAAGCATTTATGAACGTTGCGGAACTTTCCGTTCCCACCACTTCTCCGCCAGCGGAAATATCTTTTTTACAGGCAGACAACAACGCATACGCGATGTGTGTCTTCCCCGTTCCAACTGAGCCGTGAATATATATACCACGTCTCGTTTCTTTTATTTTCCCGAAATGTTCTTTCACGTTTTCAGGAACATCGGAGATTGAAGCCGACTCGTATCGTTTTGGTATCATATATTTACGATTGTTTTTTTAATGTTTGCGTATTTTCCAGGAGTGGCTTGGATTCCAAGTGCCCCCGGCTTCTTCCGCGGCGGAATAATATCGTCTTCCCACTGGCGATTTTTGATGTAACGCTCAGGGTCTTTTACGAATCCATTTACCCACTTGTCGTCGAGTTTACGTTTTGGTACGTCAAGCATGATTGCAGCTCGGTCTTCTGCGGTTATTTTTTTCCATTCAACGAAGGCCTTTTTCTTTGCTGTATGTTTTGGATAGATTTTCCAAAATTCTTCGAAGTCCTCGGGGTATTCTTTATCCTTACCTATACTTACCTTACCTATCCTTACCTTACCTATCCTAAGTGCACGACTCGTTGACGTTACGTGCACGTGATTTTCTCCTTGTTTTTCAACGTTTTCTGAAATAAGCGTATCAAGTTGGAAGTGTCCGCTTGGGACAGGAATTGCAACACCACTACTATTAAGCGAGTACGAACCATTCGGTCTTATATACAGCGTTTGTTTGTGGTTGAGGTATTTTGTCTCAGTGTATATATCCTTTCGGATGTAGTTGTTAATTCGCCAATGCTTAATAACCACCACGCCGTCTTCAAACGAAATGATAAACTTCTTCATTACGAGAAGTTTTATATCGTCACCTTGTGAGCCGATATCTCGCATCACTCTCTTTGGGTTTGCAATGAAACCGTCATCATCTGCACGGGCGTTAAGATGAAAATATAAGAGCTGAGCACTTTGAGGCATGTCTAGAAACGCATCAGTATCGATGACGTCTAGACTTGTCATTCTACGTTGAGCCATATTTTATATAAATAAAACCCTCTATTCAGTAAGCGAGCATTGCGTGTCGGTGCTTTCCTTCACCGATGGGCATGTAGCCCGCTCTCTTACTAAATACAGGGTTGTAGTAACGGAAAGTTTATAACATTTTATTGGTTCGCGCGCAACTACTAACCAACTCCACAATTTTACACCCACTTCAAAAATAACACAACCCCATAGTTATCCACAGGTGTGGACATTGCATGAATTCTGTTATGGGTGTAAAATACTGACATGGAAACAGTAGATTTTGTTAAAGCGGTAGTCAGTCCACTACTTGAACACCCCGACGATTTTGTTATCACAGAAACAAAAGACGACCGAGGTATTCTTTTAGTTCTCTCCTGCCACCCAGAAGATATGGGTATGATTATTGGTAAAAGTGGCAAAACGGCAGATGCAATTCGCCTGCTTGCACGTATTATTGGAGTTAAAAATAATGCTCACGTAGGCATTAAAATTACTGACCCTAGAAAATAACTATATGGAAAATAAAGAAGAAGTAGACGCACGAGTAAAAGAGTTTACGGAAGGTTATAAGAATCTCGTAGAAAAGCATAAGATTGATTATGCAAATGTACCGACCTTCATCCCCGATGGACAAGGTGCATTCAAATTGATCGTACAGAACTACCCAGTTGATATTTCTCAGCGACCGACAGAAAGCCCATTCATTCCAAAAGCATAATATGAAACTCGCCGATATATTCGGTAAAACCGAAAAAGAAACCTACGAAAAACCTGTAGGTAAAGCAACAATAGTTCAAGATGAACCATTATCAGCATTTGATGAATTTGAAAATGAAACTTAAACCAGTCAATAATCATATTTTGATTGAACCCGTAGCAAGAGAAGCATTTATGGCATCTCATACAGAAACATTCCAAGAAATTGGAGTGGTTATTGCTGTGCCTGACGAATTTACTGGAATTAAAATTGGAGATAAAGTATTCTTCGATTCATGGCTTGCCGCTAAATATCCCGCAGAGAATACAGACGGGTATTATTGGTTGGTAAAATGGGAAGATATACGCGCCTATGTCCCGCTATCAGAATAGCCTTTGTAGAAACGGCTACCTACACGATTACCGCCTTGTTTCTCAGACTCACAAAGGAATGCTAGAGCGTTGCACTCGTTGCGGTAAACAATTACACATATCAAGCGATATGCCAAACCATGTGTTCTTAAGTCACCATATTCGTTCTGCGTTACAGAAGAATGACCCATTATTCAAAAGGGAGTACCCCGATATTAAATAAATTATGTTGAAAAACGACAATCTGCATTTTGATGCACAAGATAAACTTTACTCAGGAATCAAGAAAATCGCCACAGCTGTTGGAAGTACTATGGGTACGGCTGGAGGAAACGTTATTATTGAGGCAATTGAAACTCCTGGATACCTCGCAACAAACGACGGATTCAGTATTGCAAACAGCATCATCCTTGCCGACCCCACAGAAGACCTTGGACGACGAATCCTTCTTGAATCAATAAACCGTGCCAACAAGCAGTCTGGCGACGGATCAAGTACTACATGCGTTGTTACCGCTGCAGTCCTTGAAAATGGACGCTCACGAATTGGTAGTGCTCGTCCAATGGAAATTAAGAGAAGCCTTGAAGAATGTTTACCGTTGGTAATAGAATCAATCAATTCACAAAAGATTGACGTTACTGTAGAAGATATCCATCAAGTAGCATCAATCAGTGCTGAAGATGTCAATATCGGTAATAGAATTGGAGAGATTTACAAGGAGATTGGTAAAAAAGGAATAATCCACTGGGATATTTCAAAGACAGCGGAAGACCATCATGTTATAGGCTCAGGTATTACTGTTGAAGGTGCTGGATATTATAGCCCTTACATGTGCGATGCTTCTGAATCAGGGCAGTCAACAAATCAGGTTCGTATCAAGAATCCAAAGATTCTTATTACAAAGCAAAAGATTTCAAGTGCCGAAGAACTAGGCGGAATCTCTGGTGCTCTCTTTTCACAAGAAGTACGAGATCTTGTAGTATTCTGCGACGATATCGACCCACTTACAATCTCTGATATTATCAAAACACGAGCAGTCCGTGGTTTCCGCATTGTTATTGTAAAAATGCCAGTAATGTGGAAGGATTGGTGGTTTGAAGATATTGCGAAGGCGACAGGCGCATCAATTGTTGATGTAAATGCAGGACTCTCAATGAAGCAGGTTAAGATTGAGCACCTAGGAACAGTTGGAGACATCATAATTACAAAAGACGAAACACACCTTGATGGTATTCGTGACTTAAGTTCATACATTTCTTCACTCACTGAAGATAACACTGACGATGGTCTTCTTCGAGCAAGCCGTCTCAACACAAAGACAGCACGTTACTTCGTAGGTGCACCAAGTGAAAGTGCCCTTAGCTATCGTCGCCTAAAGGTTGAAGATGCAATCAGCGCTGCATATCAAGCTCTCAATGGTGGAATTGTAGCAGGTGGAGGCGTAGCGCTTCTACAGGCATCAAAGACACTCCCACAAACTATAGGTGGAGACATTCTGCGTGAAGCACTCAAAGCTCCTACTCTACAGATTCTATCAAACGCAGGTATTGAATCGACTAACATTGATTCACTAGAATCAAATATGGGATACGACAGCCGTACAGGAGAAGTTGTAGACATGGTTAAAGAAGGCATCATCGACCCCGCAAACATTGTTATCAACGCCGTAAAGAATTCAATAAGTGTATCAGCAACAGTATTGACCGCACCCACACTTGTTATGCTTCCGATGGACGAATCTCAAATATAATAATTATGAAACACTTCAGTATTCGGGGTATTTGCCGAGGTTGTAGAAAAATGAAATGGTTCGTCCGTAAAAGAAACATTACCCTACCAATCGGACAGGTTGCAGAGTCAAAAGACTTATTCTGTACAACATGTTACAATAAATTACAAGGAGTATTAAATCAACATGAAGAAAAATTCTACGATTGACCAAATCGACTTTAATCCAGAGTCAAACAAAAACGTTATATCAATTATTAGACAAGAAGACGGTAACTACATAGGGTATACACAAAGGAACGGAGGCTATGTAACTGTTCGACAAGGTGACCCGAGTACAGTACTTAGTCTTCTACTAACTCACCCGTAAACTTATGGAAATGCTCACAAAACAAGAAAAGAGATTTGTTGCTGAGGTGGCTGAGCATGGAAATAAGACACTTGCAGCACAAACTGCTTTTGGTATAAAGGATACAAACTACGCAAGTGTGAAGTCCGTTAGATTGCTAGGTAAAGATAGGATTGTCAATGCTATACAGGATGCATTATCAGATGAACTATTGTTGCAAGTTCATCTTGAAGGATTGCAAGCGATGAAGGAAGAGCCCACAGCTGACAAAGAAGGGAAGCCAGATTACGCAGTACGTCACAAATACTTAGACAGCGCATACAAACTCAAAGGTTCATTCGCACCAGACAAACACGTCAATCTAAACCTAACCGCAGACGTTCCAAACGAGAAACTTAAAAAGCTCGCTGACAAACTAAATGGCAGAGGATAAAATCATAATTGACGGTGAAGAGTATACCAACGAAGAGGTTGCACAGGCGGCAAACCTCTTTCCGTACACATGGATTATTCAGAATGAGATAAAGAACGAAACAGGTACACCAATAGACTTTGATAAGCGTCCTTGGCAGAAAGACATATACAACGACCTATCACCACATCAAGTTCTGTTGAAACCTCCACAGATTGGAGCAACAGTAATGAATACCTTGAAGTCTCTATGGGTAGCTAAGAACCTTGGTAGACAGATTATTTATACCCTCCCAACAATGGGAGACGTTCAAGTTATGGTTGGAGGTTCGTTCAACCGTATCATTGCCCAGAATCCAATACTCATGTCATGGGTAAAGGACAAAGACACTGTTGAGCAGAAGACTGTTGGTAACAGTATGATATTCTACCGCGGTACATGGAGTAACAAACAAGCGATGATGGTTCCGTCAGGTCTAAACATCCACGACGAAGTAGACGCAAGTGACCCTGAAGTTATCACACAATACGAAACACGCCTGCAAGCTCAAGATGATGGAGGCTGGCGGTGGTACTTCTCTCATCCAAGTCTCGTAGGGCATGGCGTAGATGTATACTGGCAACAGAGCGACATGAAGGAGTGGTACATCACATGTCCTCACTGTGAACACTCTCAAACTCTCTCATGGCCTGATAACATTGATATCGAAACGCAAAAGTATATATGCCAGTCTTGTAAAGGAGAGCTTGAAACTTCTGACCGAATCAATGGAGAATGGAGGAATATTGACGGAGTACCATGGAGAGGTGAGATTGTGGGGGATTATGAATTCAGTGGATGGCATGTGTCACAGCTTATGCTACACAACAAGACCGCTGGAGATATCATACATGCATTCAACGATCCACTAAAGAACCAGCAATACTTCTACAACTACGTTCTTGGACTACCATACGCAGACAGCGAAGACCGAGTTGACCATAATGTAGTCCTCAGAAACTGTGTTGATGTTGTGAATGACCAACAAGGAAGGACTATCATTGGAGCTGACACAGGTCATGGTATTCACTACGTCCTAATGAATAACCAAGGTGTGTTCTTCTATGACCACGAGCGTGAGATAACAGCCAGCAAAACACCATACGATGTTATCAAGGGATACCTTAAGCGATTCCCAAAATCTATCGCGGTATTCGACCAAGGTGGTGACCTTATCGGAGTTAGACAACTACAGCAAGAGTATCCAGGTAGAGTCTTCCTTTGTTTCTACACCAAAGACCGTAAGTCAATCGAGATGGTTGAATGGGGTAAAGATGATGAGTATTGGAAAGTCCGTGTTGATAGAAACAGAATGATGACACTCGTCATGGAGCAGATACGAGACATTGGACGCATTCGCCTCAATGGAACACCTGACGAATGGAGAGATTTCGCGAATATGTTTGACAACATTCACCGTGAAAAGATTATGGTGAAGGAAACACGCGGCAAGGATAACCGTGAGCTGTACGGAGCCGAGTATGTATGGAAACGGACGGGGCACGATCACTATTGTCACGCACTGCTCTATGCTATTGTAGGTTTACAAAGATTTGGAGGAGGAGAAGCAGCGCGTGTTATAGATACTGCACGCGACGCAATACCGAACGCAAACATAATCACACCTGAGAAGCTCACAAGTCCTCTAGGATTTCGAGCAAGGGATTTCGCAAATGAAAATTTAGTGGTATAGTTATACAAACACCGTATTCCCCATTATTTTTTATCGTCAATTATGAACGAGACAGACCCATTTGCTCTCAATGTACGTGGAGCAACAGATTTGGTTGAGAACCAAACAAACAAGATACGTACTCGTGGAGGAGAGTCACCAGAGGGGCTTTCTGGAGAGAAAACAGATTCTCTCGATTTAAACATGTCTGATGAAGAACTTATAAAGCTCAAGAACGAGTGGGAAAATAACTACGCAGGTTACGAGGGGAAGATGAAGACGATATGGGAGCGAAACCTTGAAAGTTATCTCGGAAAGAAGAAGGACGGGCAATGGTTAAACCCTGAAGGTCCGAGTGCTGCGAATCTTCAATTCGAGGCAGAGGAGACATTCTTGTCGGCTGCACTCAGTAAGAATCCTGAGCCTGTTGTTTGGTCTGACAATACTCCTGAAGGGAACGAGATTTCATCAAGTGTGAAAACCATGCTCGCCTTCCACTCCGACCAGCTTGTACTTCGCCGTAAGCTCGCATTCATGGTACGACAGTGGTCTATCTATCACCTTGGTGTACTTAAGTTTGG